CTATTTTAGTACTACTATCTCCAACTGCAGCTGTAGGTGCTGTAGGTGTTCCTGTAAAAGCAGGTGAAGATATGTTAGCTTTTGAATTATTAGCTGTAGCTACAAATGCTGTCGTAGCTATTTTAGTACTACTATCTCCAACTGCAGCTGTAGGTGCTGTAGGTGTTCCTGTAAAAGCAGGTGAAGATATGTTAGCTTTTGAATTAAGCTGATTGACATTTACCGCTTCATCATCTTCTTCCGCATCAGCTACCTTAAATCTTTGTAACTCACTTCCACCAAGAGCAGCATATTCCTCATCGTGCTTGTGTTGTTTATTTGAAAAATTTTCTTCTACGTACAAACGACTAGCCATAACAATACTTGGGTCTATCGTAAGCGTAACAGCTTCGGCATTACTTGTTTCTATTATTACACTTATATATAAGTCTTTTGCCACATTGTTTGCCATTACAGGCTTAAAAGTCTCCGGGTAATTCCCTACGGCTATCAAATCGCCGTCTTCATCAAAAATCCCAACTTCTCTGACCCAAAAGTTTCCAATATCAGAAGGAATATAACCAACTGCTACAAGCCAATTTGAGTTATTATCATCGACTTTTAAATCGCTCAGCTGTGTTTTATAAGTTTCTCCTACAAGTGCAGTTTGACTTGCATCGGGCATTACTACACTACCTGCACCGTCACCTACAGCTATATGAGTAAGATTTACAGTTGTATTATTTGCAGCAGCTGCCGTGATTTTTGTAGCACCTGTTTGCGTTAATAAAGTAAAATAATCCATCGTTTAAACTCCTAAAGGTCTAATAGTTGTTGTTTCTATAGTATGTATTGCCGATGCAAAAAACACACTTGCAATGCACTCTATACCGTGTATCTCTTTTGGCAATATCGTTACCGTTTCGCTACTTTGTGTAGCTAAAGCTTTTGTACAAAATCCACTATTTTTCATATACATAGTTATACCGCTCAGATGTGTACTTTCTCTTTTTGCTTCATCGACAAGTCTTATAGTTTTTGCTATGTTTTCTTCATCTACGGTTTTAGTTGCAGTTACACTAATGTCAAACTTGTAAGTTCCAGGAACGGCATCATGTTTATACCAAGGTTGAACTTCTATCGTTTCACCGAAAATCGACTCCGCTGCTTTTCTTACTGCATAAGGTGAACCGATATATTTTTTTATTTCTCTTGCGTTTTGTAAATAAGTTCTTGCTTCTGTTTCATCAAGACCTGCGATACTTACATCTAAATCTACAGCTAGATGAGGCAACAAGCTAACATTACAGTTAAGAGGGTCAACTTTTAGTTTATTCTCATCAAATCTAGCTATAGTATTTGTTCCTATTGCTTCTATATCTCTTTGTAATTGTTCTTCGTTTAGGGGTAATATGCTACTCATAGTGTTGCCTCCACAAAATTTATATTAACCGCAGAAATAGATATATATTCATACTCCGTAGCTAATATATCGTTTACCGCAAGCTCTACTTTATAAACGCCACCTATGTGCAGTTTTGAAACGATTGCAGAATAAGGTAAGCTCTCACCTATTTTAAATTTTTTATTCAGATTACTTAAGATATTTGTCAATATGCTACCTTGCTGACCCAAGTCAAAGATATGGCAAGTAGCCTCTAAAATCACATCTTTTTTTGTAGCTTCCATGACATTAACAACATCGCAGAATGCTTGGGTTTTTTCATCACCCGTTAGTGCTGTTGTTACTTTTTGCAAAACTTCGCTTGTAGCTTCAGGTGTGGTTGTATTTGGCAATATAACTACATCCACTACCATTGGGCTTGGAGATTTGATTTTTACATCAAATACTCTCTCATCGGTACTTTTAGCAAAATACACATAAGCATTCTTACCACCTGCAGTAGAATATTTATATAAGCTCAATATCGCTCTCTCAAAAAAATCTTTATCACTCTCTATATCGCTTCCACCAGTAAAGTCTTCAAGACTTTTAGCCTTTATTACATAAGGAAAGGGGGATATTACTATCTCTGTTTTTGCACTTGATGACTTAGTTTTTAAATCAAGTTTAACTTTACCTATTGCTTTTGTAGTACCTGCAGTTATAGTTACATTGTCATTTACATACGCATTTAATTCACCATCACTTAGCATAAGACCTCTTGGGATAGTAACATTTACGCTTAAAGCTTCCTCAAGCTCAAACTCATAATTTGCAGTAGGCTCTTCGCCTTGTAGTCTTAGTTCACCGCTATAGTATGCAAATACAAAATTATCTAAGTCAGCACCGGAGCTATAATGTGGAAGCATTTTTTTAATAGCACTGTTGAACCTATTTCTAAGCAACATTTCTTTATATGAGAAAGCTTCAATTTGCATCATATTACTATCAGATTCGATAGGTATCCAATCAGGATTTAGACTTTTCATCAATTCAATATTTTCTTGTATTATATTTTCAACATCAACATCAGCAAATATCTCAGGCTCAGGCAACAAAGCTATTTTTTCTTCTAAAGTCATCAAAAGCCTCCTATATTAAATTCTATTTCTGTATCTTCAAAATCAACTGCAACATTTACAATATTTAAAGTCGCATCTACCTGTATTATTTTTACACTTTTTGGTACTAGTCTTTTATCCCAGGGGTTGTGGTTCTCATCAAAAAAACACTCAAGGACATATTTGCTGAGTTTCATCTTCCATTCTTCATCCATCGTATTATCTACAAGCTCATGTAGATTGCTTCCAAAATAAGGTCTAACCACTCTGCTACCCTTTGGGGTAGTGATAATACGCATAAAGCTTTCCTCTTCAGTTGCACTAAAGAAGTCACTATTAAGCGTTACTTGTATAGCCATCTTATCCAACCATTACATTACTAGAACCCGTGGCATTTGTACTACCACAAGCTATACTATCACCAATCCTAGCCAAAGGCTTACCATTTACAAAAACAGTACTGCTACCTGTAGCTTGAACAGAATCGTGACATACCGGACCGCAACAATGCACTTTCCAATGGTCGCCTACACGATGTGCACCTCTACCGTTTATAAAAACATTTGTAGAAGCTGAATCGTTGGCACGAGAAGGAAAACAATCATGCCCTGTGCATAAGTCATTTAATCTTACAACTCCTGGCATAATTACTCCTTATCCTCATTCAAATCTATCCTAGCTGCGGATATGCTTACATTTCCTACGGCTTTTATGACCACATCACCGGCACAATCAAAAGACAATAACTTTGCTTTAGAATCATATTTGATTCTAGTACCATCCTCAAATTCTATAATCGCAGTATGCTCATTAGATCCAACAGGTTCCTTACAACCTCTATTAAATATAGACCTAATAATAAATCCACTATTAGCATTACCAAATGGACTTACTACTAAGACTTGCTCTTTTACTCTAACGGGGATATAAGTTCGCATAAAACTGTTTGCAAAACTAACAACAGGTAAAAAGGCACTTACCCTTACATTTGTACCATCATCATCGAATACGACTCTAGCTAATGCTTTTCCATCTTTGGTTTTTGTTTCACTTACAGTTCCGATTTGAACTATATTTTCAAGTCTTCTTTTTAATTCAGCTAGACTTATCATTTTCGTACGTACTCTAAAATTTTGTCAGAGGTAGCTTTTACGGAATCCAAAGTTTTATGTATATGCTTCATTTCAGTCGCGAATACTTCTTTGTTCACGAAGATTTCTCTAGCTGTTTTATCTTTTATCATCTCGTTACACTTGTCATCAAGATGCTTGTGAGATTCTTTTAACTCTTTTATTTCGGAGGTGTTTCGTTTAGTTATATTTATACTAACTGCAACAACTACGATTACAGTTATAATAGAAGTGATGACACTCCAGTAATTAAAAACATTTTCCAAAACAACTCCTTTTTACCAATACATAAATATTATAAACTTTACTTTCCCTCTATAGGGTCAGGCTCTTCACTCTCTGCTTTAAACTTTACATACACTTCACCTGCTTTTTTAGCAGCTCCACCGACTGTTTCTAAGCCATCATGCACTTTCTCCCCGACTTTGTACACTTCAACACCTTTGTTATAAACATTATCCGCCACATTTGTTACGGAACAACCTGTAAATGCCATGGCAAAAATCATCACCATTAGTAACACCATCTTTCTCATCTAAAACTCCCTTTATAAGTTATATTTAACAACTCATTTTGCTTTTTGTCTTTCCAAAAAGCACCACTACCGGCAACAGCAACAGCAACAAAATATTTAGTAGCTCTAAGAAGTCTAAAAGTTTTAGTAAACCAATTAGAACCATCAATCACAATTACTACTAGATTGAGTAGGAAAATTGCGTTTGAAAACAAAAAGTCTGCTTTAGTTGTACCTTCTTTGTACATCCAATCATGGACATTACAAGCCTCTTTTATGTCAAGACCATAAAAAGTGTCTGGTACTTTTATGCCGTCTTTTGCACCACAGCCATTACAGTGTTGTGCTTTTTGCTCAGGTGAGGCTTCCCAATATGTATTTGGTGCATATAGTTTCAATACTTTTCCTCCTATTTTTTTTAATAATCGCATTGTAAAAGAAAAGCAAAGAAGCTATCTAATGTGCCAATTCAAAGCCTTTTTTCTTTGCAAAACTTCGCTTTCTATACACACAATTAATGCCTTACAATTCGACTATAATTTTTATAGTAAGGTAAAAAAAATGATTGGAGCATTTGAAGAGGCTATTATTAATGAACTAAATCAGGATGAATTAAAATCTAAAAAATATTATGGTGAATTAATCAATCCAAAAAGTTTTCAATTCAATCAAAATGAACTACCTATTATTTATGTTGACTATATCGGTGATAAACCAAATGATATGTTAAGAAAAGAGTGCAAGTTTAACTTATATATTACTCACATTTCATATTCAAAAAATGAAAAAACAAGACAACAAAAACATCAAGACATTTATGCAACACTCAAAGAGATTGATGAAAGATTAGCATTAAATTCTTTTTGTGGTTCGGAACCTATAAAAATGGGCAAAACAGAAAAAATTTTCGATGCAGTTGTGGACAGTGGGTATTTAACTGTTTACAAAAGGGAATTTACAACAATATTAAAAACTAATGAATAAAGGAAGAAACAATGAACAAATCACTTATCGTATGTAGTTATCTATTTGCACTAAGCAAAAAACAAGATGAAAACAAACTGCATGACCTCAAAATAGCAGTAACAGGAGAATGGAAAGGACATGAAAAAGGACCTTTTAAGTTAACTCTACAAGACCTACAGCAAATTAAAGACAATTTTGACCGTATGAGAATTGACATAGTTGCAGATTTTGAACACGCTTCACTTTGGGACAGCAAAGCTCCAGCTACAGGATGGATAAAAGAACTCTATATAAAAGATGAAGAGTTGTGGGCAAAAGTTAAGTGGCTGGATGAAGCTTTAGAACTTATACAGTCTGAAAAATATAAATATATCTCACCTGTGCTATACCAAAACACGATTGACCAAGTTACAGGTGATGATATTGGGTGGAGTTTACACTCCGTGGCACTAACAAATAGTCCTTTTCTTGAAGAACTAGGTGAGATTATTGCAAATAAAAAACAAACCAAAGAAGAAGGAGAAAGTAAAATGACAAAAGAAGAAAAAGACGAGCTTGAAAAACTTAGAACAGAGAACCAAGCTTTAAAAGAAAAAGAAGTAGCTGCTGAAGAAAAAAGAGTTGAAGATGAAGTTGATAGTGCGATTGCTGCAAAAAAAGTTCATCCTGATCAAAAAGATGAATTGTTAGCTTTTGGAAAAGTCAATCCGGAAGGATTAACTAAATTCCTAGCTAAAGCAAAAGTTATCTCAGCTAAACCTGAAGATGACTTATATGCCAACAATAGAAACGGTGGACAAAAGAAAAATGATACTGCATTAACAGATGCAGAATTAAAAGCATAAGGAGATAATACATGGCTGATATTACAAAAAGAGTACCGACAATTGATGAAGTAATCATCAAAAAAGACCAGGTGGTTTCAGGAACGGTCGCAGTAACACCTGCTACTACAGGAGAAAGCGGTTTAGTTTTTGGAACTATACTTACTTCAACAGATGGTGGAGACACTTGGACTACACAAGAAAAACCTCTTTGGGTTGCAGGAACATACGCAGCCGATGATGAAGTTTTCCATGAGGGACATTCATGGAAGTCGTTAGAAGATGCAAACACTGATGAGCCAAAATCAGATAACCCAAAATGGCAAGATTTAGGAGCATTTGATGCAAACGGTGTGTTGGTTGAGAACATTACCCAAACTTCAAAAGTTGCGGTTCTTATTACAGGAACAGTAAGAGAAAAGCATTTAGTAAACTATGACAATTCAATGAAAAAATCATTGTTTAAAAACAAAATCATTTTAAAATAAGGAAACAATATGTTACAAACTGTTAACCAATTATTAAAAAATAAATGGTCTCCAATCAATGTTACTGAAAAGTTACTTCATCTAAAACCGGTTCAAACGGTTTTATTTGATAAATATGTAAAAGACAGAAAAGGTCAGGTCGGAGCTACTTTTGAAGTTAAAATAAAAAAAGGTGCAGGTGTTATTTTAGAATCAATTTCACCAGAAGCAGAACATCTCGTACATGATAGAGGTGATGTATTTGTATTTAATGCAAGTACGGCTAGATATGCTTTAGCAAATCCAATCACGCCGGAGAAGCTTGACAATATAGCTAGTTTTGAGGGTGAAGACCAAGCTCTATCTCTAGCAGAAGAAATAGGGGATATTCAAAGGGAGCATAAAGAATCCTTTGACACATCGTTAGAATTCCAAACAGCCGGTGCACTTTTCAATAAGGTGATGGACGGTAAAGGTAAGGTGCTTTTCGAACTAAACTACAATGGTCTAAAAGTAGAATTCAAATCAGGTACTCCATTAAAAGAGTCTATCAATGAAGTTTTAAGACACATCAAAAAAGAACTTGGTGTACAAACATTAAAAGTCTCTTGTTTAGCTGGTCCAGATTTTATGGATGGAATTTTTGCCCTTGCAAAAGAAGAAGATTTATTTAAAACAAATCAAGCGAAAGAAATTGACAAAGAGGGTGAAAACATCTTAGTTATACATGGAATGATGTTTACTGAATATATCGCAACTTATCAAAATGCAGATGGAGAAGACAAAGAATTTATCCCTAGCGATGAAGCTGTTTTTCTACCTGAAGATTCAAATATCTTCAAACTTAGATATTCTAGAGCAAATGATACAAAAGCTGCAGGGCAAAAACCAAAACTGTATTTCGGTGCGGTTGAAGAATTACCAAAAGGTAGAGGTTGGGAAGTTAGAAGTGAGTGCCGTCCACTTGTTTACAACTCAAGACCTTCTGCAACTCCAAAAGGGAAATTTATCCCTGCTTAAAATAAAAGCCTCTAGGAGGCTTTTATTTGCTAATTCGATAAATGTATCAAAGAAAAGATTAAAAGAGTTTTTAAACGGGTTTTAAACGGCAATACAAAAGGATTTAAAAGTGATAAACAATGAAGATTTACTAAAAGAGATAAGTAACCAACAATTACTTGAACTATCTGATATTAATGGTACAGGTGAAATAAACCAAAGTGTAATCAATGATGCACTTAATGATGCAATCTCTCTTATTGAGTCTTTTATAATCTTACCAAAGAATCCAACTCCACTTTTAAAAAAAATTACAGTTGATTTAACAATTTATGAGCTAAAAAGAAAAAATGGTTTTATAAGCGATACTGACAAAGAATTAAAAAAAGAAAATGAAAGCTATTTAAACAAAATGAGTAACGGTAGATTAAAAACTGAAATCACAAACAACCAAACAGCTTCAGTTCCAACTGAAAATAAAAACTTTGCATTTAGACATCAAGACAGAAGACGAGTAAACACCAAAGGGTTTAGATAATGGAAAAATTAAGTAATGCTGATAGAAATAGAATCCTTGCAAGAAGTCTTTTTACAGATGCAAACCAATCACTTCAACAAATAGCAGAGACTTTAAATGTAAGTGATAAAACTATTCAAAACTATCAAAGCAAAGATAAAAACTTAGGGTTTGACTGGCTAACGCTTAGAGCTTCCAAGCATATACAAAACACTCAAGAGACAAAAGAAAATATGTACTCTATGTTTACGGGCTATATGTTTACAACTCTAAAAGAAATAAGGGAAGATGAAAAAACATCACCAGCACAAAAGGCACAGCTAATAGTATCCCTGGGGGATAGCTTCTCAAAAATGAGAAAAGTAGCAGCGGTGGAAGACCCGGAAGCGTATAAATTTGCTTTGATAAAACATACAATAAAAACTGTCTTATTAGCACTAAACAAAACTCTTGATGCTAATAATATGGAAACTGTAATAAATACCATTGATGCCATTCAAGATGAGTTAGCCGATGTCACTATTTGATAAGCATGAACTACAAGAACTCTTAAATGATACCTACCAAAGTGCTATTGATGACGGTAGGACGAAATTCGGAGCTTTAAAACTCACTAGAAAAGAATATAAGTCTTGGGTTAATGATTTCTCTTTTGGGTTAAAAGAGCAGATAAAACATACTCACATTTTAGACCCAAATCTAAAAGACAAGAGGGTTGAACAACAAGCCAAAGATTTTGACTTCTTTAGAAAAACATACTTTCCACATTATTACACAATGGATGGTAAATCTATCCTACAAGAAGAGCTTGAAGCAGTTTATTACAAAATTATAGACAAACTTAAGCCTATAGGTTTAAGCTTTGCTATAGCAGCTCCAAGAGGATTTGGTAAAAGTACCGATGTGTCACTTGCTTTTCCTATTTGGTGCATAGTAAACAACCTAAAGCATTTTATTACAATCTTCAGTGATGCCATTGAATTAGCAGAAACATTAGTAGAAGCAATCAAAGCGGAGTTAGAAGAAAATGAACGACTCAAAGCAGACTTCCCGGAAGCAACAGGTATTGGAAAAGTATGGAAAATAGGCGAGATTGTTACTAAAAACAATATCAAAATCAAAGCCTACGGAAGCGGTAAAAGAGTCAGAGGGGTTAAGCATGGAGTTTATAGACCTGACCTTACAATCATCGATGACCTTGAGAATGACACAAATGTAAAAAGTAGAAAACAAAGAGACAAGCTTGAAGAGTGGCTTGATGAAGCTATTGAAAATCTTGGGGCAGTTGATGGCTCTATGGATATTTTATACATAGGTACTATTTTACATAGGGATTCAGTACTAGCACGAAAGCTCAAGCTAAAGTTTTGGCATCCGAAGATTTTTAGAGCTTTAATCTCTTATCCTACAAATATGGACATGTGGGAAGAATACACAAAGATATTCAAATATGAAGGGGTAGACCAAGCAAGAAACTACTATCTTGAAAACAAAAAACTAATGAATGAAGGTGCAAAGCTTTTATGGGACTCCGTCAAATTAGAGTTTCTTATGCAAAAAAGAGCTAAGAATATTAAAGCTTTTCAAAAAGAGCAACAAAACAATCCAAACAGTGAAAATCAAAAGTTTGACTCAAGCAAATTTAAAAAGATTTCTCATACTCAAATGCCAAAATTAGACAAAAAGTTTCTTGTAGTTGATGCCAAAGGTGACTCAGATGAGGGGGATTTTTGTGGATTCTTGGCAGGTGGTTTATGCTATGCAGACCAAAAGCTTTATATTTTTTATTCTAAAAAAGCAAGAATAAAAGGTAAGCCTGTAGTTACAGAAGTAATTAAACTTTTAAAAACCATTAACCCTGATATTCTAAGTGGGGATAAA